CAGATTTACCCAAATAATGGCGGAACTGTTCAAATACGGTCATAATGATTTCAATTCCTTCGTTACGGCCTTGTCAATCTGAGACCTCATTTCATCGAACCCCAGCTTCAAAAACTCTTTCTTCGCCGTAGCCCTGCGGAAACTCTGCTTCACATTCGGGTCGTGGACAAAAACAGCATAAGACGCTGAATAGCCGACACGACCGGTAAACAGTGTTCCTTTCACCTCCACATCACGGAACTGAGAGTTAATCAGCGTCTTGGTATCAATCGGCGTATACACCGCCGCCTGTCTCCCGCCGATATCCAGTGCGCGATGCATAGCCCTGTTGACTTTCTTTGATGTGATGTTGCCAACCAGCATATTCAGGTCAGCAACAGCACGGTTAATGCCAATAACCTTTACTCCCATGTCACACCGCCGTTGTTAATGTGTAGTCATCCTTTCCGCCGTTAATATCGCGATCACGGTCAACGGCTTTGATTTTACTGGCACCGGCCACTGACGGATCACGTCCGCTGTGTTTTCCGATAGCAATATAATCATCCTGCGTGGCTTCGCTGTATTCCGTCCAGATGACGTTTTTGATGACAATTTCAGTACCGACAGTTTTTGTTCCATCGCTCATCCTGCTTCCGTAATCACACCGGATGTGGATTGGCTCCGAGAACTCCGGTTTGCCGTACCCGTCCTTACCCTTCACTTTCCAGATTGTCGCCCAGCCCTTGCAGAACCGGCGCAGGATTCTACCCATATCATCCCCGGTTCACGTCAAACTGAATAATACCGACAGGTCGGTCAATCGGCAGATTGTCCGTGCATCCTGCTGTATCCAGCGCGGATAACAATTTCAGCAAAGATTTCCTGCCGTCTGCAAAATACTGGTATGAGACTGACGCACCGGACGGAGCATGTTCTGATGCTATTTTACGGACATCAGCAGCGGACAGAATGAGGATGACGGAGTACACCTTAATCAGTGTCATCACCGCATCCGTGTACCCTGCCTTGTCAAGGCAGTCGTCAATACTGTCAACCACAGACATAGCAGCGGTAATCACAAAGTCAGGAGCCTCAAACCCCATCATCTCAAGCTGCTCATGAACCTGATCAATGCCGATCTGCATAACCATCGTTTCCTCCGGTTGTTAAGGGGCTTTCGCCCCTGTGGGTTACTTGATGTCACCAGCAGTAGTTGCGGCATCTTTACCGAAAGTCACCATAACACCAGCAGTATCTTTAATGCTGGTTACTATCTGCTTCCAGTTTGCCTTGGTGCCGAGCTGATCATTCGTTGGCGACTTGATGCTGTCTTTCGCCCATTGATAACCACGCAAACCAACAGTAAAATCGTACTCACCCTGCATCAGTGCCTTGATATTCTCTTGACCCAGAACATCTTGGGCTTTCATGATGAGCGGTGAAGTCTGGACAGCAGCAGCACCAACAACCAGACCTAATGAATGCTGTTTTTCACCATCAGACAGGGCAGGAATATCTGACACGACAAAACGACGCCCAAAGCCATCCTGTTTGATGGCTACGTTGCCAATCTGGAACAGCTTGTTGGCATTGGACAGCGTTTCGTCCATGAAGTCATTAAAAGTTGCGCCATCCATCAACCACGCAATAATGCGGGAATACGCATCACCAAACGGACGTGTTGCACGGTTCAGACCACGCAAAGAAGGCGCTTTTTTCTCTGTTGACAGATCAGTAACGGACTCAGTGTTTCCAGAGATAGCAGCTTTCAACGCAGCACCCGTAGTATTCAGGTAGTCTTGCAACATAGCTTCAGCAGACTGAGCGGCTACAACTGCCGACGCCTCTGAAACATCCTTACCCAGACGCTTCATCATGGTTGGCGTCACAGAAACAGGACCAATACGACCATCAACCTTAACCATGCGATCCAAGATTTGGCCCAACTCTTGCGGGGTTAAATTGCCTGAGCCATACGCATTACGGCGCTGAGCTAAACCTCCCAGCAACTGCCATGATGTTTGCTCAACAAAGTCACCAATATGGTCACCATCCCCGAGCACTAACGCACCGCCCGATGCCTCATTAAACTCACGAACAGCCTGGGCAACCAGCTCAGTCGCGGCGGTAGAAACTTGTTTTTGAAAAATATGTAACGACATGTTATTCCTCTGATTTAGCAATGATTTCACGAGCACGATCAACTAATGGATTTGTGCTTTTGGGTTTATCACCGCCTCCGGCTGGTGTTTTCCCCTTGCCGCCGTCACCCCCGGTTCCAGTGGCCTTGCTGCCGATAATGACCGGAGCAAATAATTGGTTACTGCGAAACTCTTTTTCGAGTTCATCAATGGTAAAAGCTGACGGCTGACCGCCAGCATCAACAACGCGCGTTTTTCCGTCCTCAACTGTCAGACGAGACTTAATATGCGGCATGATTAATGGGGCGCTATCACCCGCGAGTTTTGTCGCCAGTGACTGCGCGACGTTATCCACCAGCAATGTGCGCAAATTGCCGTCTTTTTCTTCGAGCTGCGTCAGTAATTCCTTTTCACGTGTAGTTAGCTTTTCAGACCAGCTTTTCTCCAGCGCTTCAATATCCCCATTTTTTCGGGCTTGTTCTTCTGCGGCTTTTTTGGCGGCTTCTTCCGCTTGACGGCGTTTTTCCTGCTCCGTTTTTTTCTCAGAAAGCAGCTCATCGACTTTCTTTTGCAGACCGGAAACATCGGGGATCTCCGGCATGCCCTCAATCTGTAACTGATATTTGTCACCCTGCGCTTTGTACATGGCTTTTTGTTCATCAGTTAATGCTTCAAATTCTTCTTTTGTTAATAAAAACTTAAACATCGTCAACCTCGGGTTTTGATGATGTAGTCACTGACTACAGGTAATAAAAACCCGCCGGAGCGGGTCATTTGAGTTCGATATCTGCCTTTCTGAAGGCGTCAGGTATGATTTTTTTTAGCTCTTTCAGCGTCATTGGCCTGAAATATTTATCGAGTTGCAATTTAGCGAACCGCTCAGGCGACAACCCACCGTCACGGAACAATTGCGCCCTGGTTTTGCCGAGCACAATGTCCTGCCTGTTGGCTGGCTGGCGGTAAAGCCACTCGTAATAAGTCTCTTCACCCCACTCAGAATTACCAACCGGCTCCGTTACAAACAGGTTTGCGTATTTATCATCCAGCACCGGAAGTAAGCGGCTGCGACAGTTAGGATGCAGCGGAGGCCGTGGCCCCTCACCAAGCGGATAGCGGTTACCGGACAGCGACCGGCACACTGCCGATGTTTTGTTATCCAGTATTGCGCTGAATTCCTCATACTTAATCAGGTCAGGATTTTCTTTGTAGAAATCCGTTGCCGCCACGCTGTGAGCATGCTGGAGTGTTGTTCTGGCAACCATCTGAAATCCTCTTGCCACCCTGCCGACTACCGCCGCTGCGATTATCAGAGGTTCAACTGAAGTTCCGTTAATCGATGATTGCAGATCCGATATGCTGCCTCCTGATGACAACGACATCACCGCCTGATTTTCTATCTGCTGTACTGCTGTATCAGCCCATGACGCGATAAACTTAGCGAGAAACAGGGAGCCATTCCACCCTGACAGGGACAGAGGTGTGTTTTGCACATCTCTGCATACTTTGTCATCGTCAGCCGAATTAACGCTTCCGGCCAGTGAGTTAAATCCGTGATATTCCGCATTCGCCATCACAACGGCGGCATTGATAACTTCATCAAGTAACCTGTCAGAATGACCGGCAAGAACAGGTTTTAGTGATTTTCTCAATGCATGAGCTATTGATTTTACCCTGCCGACAGAGGAAACATTGCCGGAGAATCCAGACAGCGCAGATGCTACAGCAGCGCGAATATCTGACACTAAATCACGCGTATCTGCTGTTGATGATTTCAGCCTTTCCAGCATGATCTGAACCATCAGCGCATTATCAAGAATGCCGTTCGCCTGCATGACTTACACCCCCAACATATTTGCACCTCTGGTCAGTTCCAGTTCATCCACAACATCCTCAGGCTTCTCATCCTGCGGAACAAGATTTACGCCCTGCATATACCGGACAAAATCCACAATCCGCATGTTGCCGGACTGAACTGATGCCAGAAGTACTGTAATTGCTGCCGAATCAAGCTGAGCAATTTCATATGTCTTGTTGAGTTCCACTGAGGCCTCGCCAGCACCAGCAAACTGAATGCAGAACTGCAATGCTCGGTTGAATGCCTGCTCAACATTACCGGCGCTCAGTGAGAGCACGGAGTTATCCGTCTGTGCCTCATCCTGAGCCTGTGTTGCTGTTCTCGCGGATGTACCACGCTCAATTAATTTAGCGCCCAGCATTGCCATCTGCTTTTCCCGTCGCTCGGCTACGGAAATCTGCATGGTTCGTTCTTCCGGCTGGGCGAATTTCATATCACCTCCCTGCGGTAACAGAACGCCTTTGCGGGAACCAACAGTAAATCCGTCTGACATGTGGTTTTTCACCCAATCATCAGTGAGACCTGACAGTGCAACCATCGGTTGACCCACTGTGTGTGCGGACTCAGCGATGTCAGCTTCCATCTGATAATGTTTGATATTCACATAGGCAATATCAGCCAGCGGCGGCGCATCGGGGGTGTGGTCATTATTCGATGCCCCAACCCACGACCACGGCAATTCAGGTAACGGACGACCGGACGAATCTTTAAGCTCAATCCAATCTTCGGCGATTAAGTCACCGCCGTCCTGATACCAATTTCGCGAATACGCTTTACCCTCAATGAGCCGCAACTCAATCCAACGGTCCATCATCTGTAAATCAAAATAGTCTGATTCTTTGGGTTCTTGATAATGAACGACAACCAATGATGTTTTTCCATTAGTGGCTCGCCAGTTGATAATCTGCTTTGCGGTGAACAGTCGAATATACGGACGGCCTTTGTTTGCCTCTGATTGAATGCCTGCGCCTGAAAAATCGGTCAGTAAGCCCGCTCGCCCGCGCTGTAACACTTGTGATAAAGCGTCACGTATCATTTGTGTTAGTGGCTGCCCCTCACCGCTAATATCCGTCTCCAGATATTCAATGCCACCTGAGATATTGATTTTTACAGGTTTATTAAAGGCAATGCCCAACAACCCCCACAATGTCCGCCCTGTAGCGTTAATAAACGACGCCCGGAGAAGATAGCGTTTATAACGCTCGTTATTTGGGTCGTCTTTGTCTTTTCTGTCTGCCGGGTGGGGCAAATACTTCTCTCTCCGGCTTTTAACAACGCGTTCGCCATCAACACAATCGCCGATCATGTTCCACTCAGGCAGAAACTCGTTGTACGCCGGGTGCCGGTAATCAACGTTGGTATTCATGTTAGTTCCAGTTGAAATTGATTTTCTTGGTTAAACGTTTTTGATTGTTCTTAGCGACAGCAAAATAACGGAAGCCATCAGCTCCATGTGATGTGAAGTCATGGAGCGGCTTATCTTTCCAGCAGCCGCGCTTGTCATCCCATTCTTTGCGATAGCTTTCCAGATGAGATATGCCCTCAGCGCACTTCTCTTCATCAAATGCACAGTTAGGCAAAATTTCACGTACTGATTCAATGCCGGTATCAACACCCACCTTTGGCACGACCTTAAATATCATTGAGTATTTCTGACCATCGATCTCATATCCCTCTCGCGCCAGTTCGCGACGTGACTTGGCATCAGAGCCGAACTCTCGGTTATCGATATCATGTGGCCCCCAGTGCTCACCGTATGTGTAGCCTTTATCTTTTAGCACCTTCATGTAATGCCGTAAGCCTTCACCGGAGTTTTCGTAATAGTCAATGATATGGAACTCTTCACCCACTTCACGAACGAACCAGATAGCCGTTGAGTCACCCACCCCAATATCCCAGAATGTATGGACAGGCAGATGTGAGTTATCCGGCAATTTTCCAATGCGTTTGTTTTCGTACAACCAGCGGAACTGTTTAGCGTAGTAAGCGCCCTCAACTGATTGCTGAAATGCCTCGGACGGGATAGATGGATATTCCCGCTTCATGTCATCGCCTAATGTCTTCTCTTTGGCGAGATACCAAGCCTGTTGGCGTTCTGTCAGGTTGATCCCATGCTTTGCCTTAATTTCAGCAAAATAATCAGCCAATCGCTGTGGTATTGGCTCTACCGGATCAATGGCATAGAGTGGGTTCTTCCACCACGAGAAGAAAAAGAATTTCCAGTCAAGATTAGACAACTGCTTACCTTGTATTTGTGCTTTCTCGGCCGTCTGGCAGTAGTCAAAAAAGTAACCGGCTCGTCCTTCCGCTGTACTTTCAATCGTCGTGAAACAATCGGTTGATACCGCTTCAAATGCACCCGTCACTATTTCGCGCGCCTTATGGGGGAATTTGGCACATATCTTCCCGAACTCAGAGACATGCAGATAACGCAATGTGCCACCACGGAATGAGGTTGATACATAAAGTGACCCGCCTTTACGAAAGACCAGTTCA